CCTTGTCACAAAAAATGGAAAGCAAGCAGCAATCGCAAATACCTTCGGCCTACCTGCTGGAAAGGCTTTCTCGTGCCCTGGTGCCACTAGTGTTTGTGAAAGCGTATGCTACGCAGGAAAACTCGAAAAACTATTCAAGGGTGTAAAGGCTAACCTATTACACAATTGGGAACTCATTAAGGACGCAGATCAAAAAACCGCTGAAAGTTTGTTGACTGAAATGATTAATGATTTCCGTGCAGACTGTGTCAAGAAAGACGCCCCTATGCTATTTCGTATTCATTGGGACGGAGATTTCTTTAATGATACGTATACCACTGCCTGGAAGAATGTAATCAATAACAATACTGATATTCAATTCTGGGTCTACACTCGTGTCAAGTCTGCTGCACTTATTCTTAAGGATGTATCTAATCTATCATTGTATTTCTCTGCAGATAGTGAGAATATAAAAACTGCCGTTGATCTAAAAATTAATAGCGGTGTGCGTATGGCATACCTTGCTAAGAATTTTGCTATTGGCCAGGCAGATATAAAAGAAATGATAGGTCGACCTGCTGCTAAGTGTCCTGAAAATAATAAACAAATTCCACTTATCTCAACTAACGGTAGCGCTTGCGTTTCTTGTAAGTTATGTGTATACTCTAAGAGTGATATCATATTCTCATCGAGTAAAAAATAAATGAGTACTGCATTCTATGTTGGAATAATTCTAATACTACTAATAAGTTTATTAGGTGGTGGAGTGTGGTCCTGATCTCCTGAAAAATCGGGACGTCGCAAAATCTTTGATTTGTCAAGTTACGACACGCATAAAAAATGTGGGGTTTATCACAGTAAAAAATGTCACTTGGATTAGGATTTATGACATTTTTCTGCTACAATTATACTATAAGCAAAACCCCCACAACAGAAAGGCAAGACCCAAATGACACTACAAGGATACACTTATCAAATAGGCGACTTGTTCACAACCAGCAAGACAGGCATTACGGGACGCATTACGGACTTCAGCCCCCTCAATGCTAAACTAACTAGAGTTTCATTACGCTTGGCAAACGGCGCACACCGATTTGCTATGGTAAAGACCTCTAAGTAATCTCAAAATGTGAGAAAAGTCAGATTTGGATTTGACATTTCTACAAACAAAATGTTATACTTAGGTATAACCAAATAACAACCCCTAAACAGAAAAGAGAAAAAAATGGCAGTATCAACAGCAACATACAAGGTCGGCGACACTTTCACAACACAAAAGTCAAAGGTCACAGGCACAATCACAGAAATCACACCTAACAAGGACGGACAGAGCGTTCGTGTAAAGTTAGATGTAAATGGCGTTCCTCGTTATACAACTTGGACAGCGAAGTAAAATAAAATAACGAAACAGGGACAGTTTAGGAGAGTATCTAGTCCAATGTCGTAAGTAAGAACTCTCCCCCCTTCGGGGGAAATGTCAGACCCACCCCCTATACTATAAATAACCCACAAAAGAAAAGAGAAAAACAAATGGCAAGAGGAAAAGCAATCTCAGTAAAAATCCCTACACAACGAGTAATCACCGCACTAGAAACTAAGTTAGCAGAACTAGAGGCTAACTACAAAACACAAGACGAAAACGAAGCAAAGTATCAAGAGGCTTACAAGGCTTGGCAGAAAGAGTTAGCAGATTTCGCAATCGCTAACTTCTCAACGGCTGAAAACATCAGAACAAACTATCGCTCTTGGAACAAGACACTCAATGTTGATTTTGACATTGTAGGTTCAGACAAGGACTTCCCTGCTGAGCCTGAGCGTAATTTTGAGCAACTCCATCAGCACAACTATCGTGAGCAGAAAGAGGAAATGTCTAACGCAATTCGTATCCTCAAGATGACAGATGAGGAAGTTGTAAATACTTCCACATACAACGCAGTAGCCCGTTATCTATAATTAGATAATACCTCACCTGAGTAAGTGTTAAAACTGCTCACACAACTAAATAATTGGGAATAGGTTTCAAACTAACCTAGGTGCCTATTCCCTTTATAGTTGAGGCAAGGGGCTCAGAGCCTCTCTCAATTCGCCAGGCTGATTAGGGCGATCATAGAAATACTATAGAGCAAGGCTACTGCAGGCCTAAAGAAGCAGACATCCTGAGCAAGATCCAAAAAGGCTCACCCTCAAGGGTCCTTGACAATTGTCAGTGGCCAGTAGTACAATTAAACTAACCAACAAACAGAAAGAGGCCCCTTATGGACCAAACAGAAACACCCGTAACAATCGTTAACGCTACAGAAGACTTTCTTCGTGACTCACTAGCCAAGGCAACATTGCGTGTAACTCAATTAGAGGAGCACATTCAAAAAGTAACTCAGCGCTCATATGCTGATTCTGCAGATAAGAATCGTATGGTTGAGGGAATGAAAGAATGGACCCTTAGCGAATTATCAGATGAAAGCATAACAGAAGAGCAGGCTGAAGCAATTGCTGAAATTATGGGCTTTGAATTAACAACAGAATTCGAAGTTGAAGTTACAGTTATGTATTCAGTGACTGTTAATGCACGAGACGAAGAGTCTGCAACGAATATAATTCACGATATTGATTTTGATACTGTGCAATATGATTCAGATAATATTTCGTGGTTGTCATCCAGCATTGACCGTGTAGATATTTAGTAGGGGGCTACTAATACGGACCTGAGTATGTCTACGTAAACTGCTCACTTTTAAAATCCCTCAAAATTTTTGACGTCCCGCCTGTGGATAACTTTGTCAAATCGACACGCCTTTACGATAGTGTGATCTTTCCCACAATGTCCGATTTATCCATATCTAACTATCCCGATTTGCATATGTCAGTCAGTCCTGCTATACTTGAAATATCAACACAACAGAAAGAAGGAAATCGTGGCTCACGAACTAGAAACACAAAACGGCGTTGCATCTTTTGCATCATTCCGTGAACCTGCTTGGCACGGATTGGGAACAGTCTTTACCGAGGAAAAAACAACAGCAGAAATGCTATCATTAGCAAATCTTGATGGGTGGAATGTTCGCCTAGAGGATTTGGAAACACCTACACACCTATCAAGCGACAAAAATTACCAATATGTTTTGCGTACAAATCCTACCGACAAAACACAGACCGACATTCTTGGTGTCGTTGGTGAGCGTTATCACCCAATGCAGAATGAAGATTTATTTTCATTTGGCGATAACATTCTAGATGGTGGTGGTCGTTGGGAGACTGCTGGTTCAATCAAGGGTGGTCGTGTCGTGTTCGGTGCATTAGCACTAGAGCGTGAAACAATTCTTGACCCTAACGGTGTTGCAGATAAGGTAAAGACTTATTTGCTCATCAACACATCACACGATGGCTCAATCGCTATTCAAGCAAGCATTACACCCGTTCGTGTAGTGTGCGCTAACACTCTCAATCTTGCACTAAATACAACACGCAAAAAGGGTGGCGTAAAGCAATCATTCAAGATTCGCCACACACAAACCGCAAGCGGTAAGGTTGCCGTTGCTCGTGAGACTCTTGGTCTTGCTCATAAGTATATGGACTCTTTTGATGTTATGGCTAACGCTATGATTCAACAAGAAGTCTCTGCTAAGATGTTCAACGACATCATTCTTGCTGCATATCCAAAGCCTGAAAAGGATACTAAGGGTGCGCTAAAGAAATGGGAAAACAAGGTAGATGTCATCAACGATATTTACACTGGTGAATTCAATGGAATGATTGCTGGTAATGCGTGGGGTGCGTTCAATGCGCTAACCGAACGCCTTGACTGGTATCGTTCTGCTCGTGGTGGTTCTAACGAATCCATTCTCGCAAGCGCAAGCGGTTTTGACCCTGCTATCACCGCAGAAAAAAATCGCTTACTAAAAATTGTGCGTGAACTAACTAACGCATAATAAAAAAACTAAATAAAGATTCCTGAGCAAGAATAAAAACTGCTCGCAAGGTTCCATAGATCAATTGGTTAGATCGCTACCCTGTCACGGTAGAGGCTACGGGTTCAAGTCCCGTTGGAATCGCAATAAATAAAAATGCAATGCAATGCATAAAAATTTCGGACGTCGGCTGTGACCTGCATCACACAACATTTCTGCTAAAATAACTTTACGATAGGGTGATATTTTCCCCAAAATTTCTTTACGAAAGGCAAAAAATTTTCCCCAAACCTTCCATTTGTCAGTCCCCTAGGCTATAATTAAGATATGACAAAACAAGTGGCAATATATGAAATGAACTACTCCTGCTCTCCTGGTGGCGTTGACTGCTGGGAAGCAACTATTCAAGGTTATGGGGAGAGCACTACCGCCTCTGACTTTAAGACTGCTGGAGAGGCTCTTAATTGGGTGCTTGACAGACACCCTGACGAAATGCTAGAATTAGTAGTAACCTCACTCCCAGCCTACGAAAAGGAATATGTATGACAACCCAAACAATATCAGACCCAATGCTACAAGACTACTACTCTTGCGACCTTGCTATCTCTATTACAAATATCAAGGCTAAGAACAGACACCACGCAGAAGCCGTTATGCAAACCTTCATAGATGAGATTGGCAAGATAATGACTGATGAACTTAGTTGGGATGACGCTCAATGGGATATAGAAGAAAATGTATTCCTACCTGAACTAGGGGAGTGGCATACAAAGTGAACACCATTGATGATCTAATTAATGAAATATACGAAAGCAACTTCTCTCACCTTGAGTTTGAAGAAAATATGGGTGGAGACGCTTGCGACTGCCATATCCATACCACCCTTAATACTATCGCACATTACGCAGGGATTGAGGTAGGCTAATGAAAGTTAGAATCAGTCTTGAACAAACCATAGATATAGATGATGCTATGTCTAATGATATAGGGTTTGAACTATACGGTCCACCTAATATGAGTAATGAGGATAAGGTTGATTATCTAATTGCCCGATTTGCTGAGGACATAGATACTATGGTAAAGTATGATGAAGTCTTGGGTAACATATCAGTAGAATACATAGAGGACTAGATGTTAGGCTATACTGAAACTGATATTGCAGTAATGACAGATGCTATGGAAGATGCTATCAAATCAGGTAGACTCTCTTCTGAGATAACAGATGGTTTGGAGAAGGCTATGTCTTTCTTGGATGGTCTATGGGCAGAAGGGTACTTTGACTAATGGAAGAATGTACAGTATGCGAAGGTGTTGCAAAATTTATAGAGATAGAGGGTGGTAACTACTATTGCGCCTCTTGTATTTTAGATATGTATGGGATAGGTGACTAATGGGAATGAAAGATGAGTCTTGGTGTTGTGAATGCGGTAAGTCCATTCCTTATGGCGATGTTCTATGTGAGGACTGCTAATGTGGAGTAGATATACCTTTGTTTGTGATCCTGATGAGTGTGATGCCCTGGTTGAGTTTACTGCTAGGGATGACTTTGGCTTTCCCCTGGGAGTTGTGGAAATGAAATGCCCTTGTGGTAGGATGTTAAACTATATTAGTTATGAAGAGGCCTACGAACCGATCATTACAGATGTGAGCAAGGTCACACCCGTTACAGTTGTCAAAATCAACACCAACCCGTATAATTAATACTATGAACCCAAACACACTTATAGAGTATATAAAGATAAACATCATCTCTCTAGAGCAAGACCTAGAAAACGAGGACGGTGCTGATAGCATTGTTCCTTACCTTGAAGGTGCCATTGATGTATCCCGCCATTATTTGTCAGTGCTAGAGGATACAATAGACTAATGATGAACACTACATTGGAACCAAGACTGCAGAAACTAATTGATATGGGAGAGTCAGGAACTGATATCCTACACGGTGAACTTAAAAACCTAATGCTAGAAGCAGAGAACGATTATATTGAGATTGAGACTGAAGAGCGTGAAGGTGGCTACTCAGACGCAATGCTTTCTATGGAACGCACAAGGGCAGAAGGAAGAATGGACGCTCTAGTAGAAGTCTATGCCCTTACCTACCAACTAGCATTTGCTATCAATGACAGGATAAAGAACAATGGATAACTTTATTGAAATGGATTTTGATGAGTGGTGTGAGACCTATAAGCCAATCATTAACCATATAGACACAAATGCCTCATTTGACAATGGCGAGGGTGGCATTATGTTTGAGACATATGGCGATGAGGTAGAGTTTGTAAAGCAGCAAGAACCTAATAAGATATGGATGTATGGGGACGGAGACGACGGTGGAAGTTATATCTGGTCTGGTTGGGGCTTTGTTAATAGGCTTGGTTATTTTATCACTGATAAACCTTGCCCAGATAATGTGACCATTCAAGTCAGAGTTAGTTTTAACTGGTTCTACTGTGAGAACTGTGGAGCAGAGTTTGAGGACCCTGATAATATAATCAGAGATAAGTTTCAAGAAGCCGATTTGGAAAAATGCCCAAATTGTGCTACACTTGAAGAAATGACCCAAATAGAAAAAGGAGACCCAATGAATGACAATAAAGAAGTAGACGAGCCATTAGTAGACCCTGAACTGCTAGAGCGTGTTTGGTTTGACTTAGGACGAGGCACCAAGTAATGTCAGAGTACCAAGTTGAAGTAATCTTTGAACCAACAGGCGACTATATGAATTTTAAATATGAGGCTGAATCAGATAATGAAGAGGACCTCTGCAGAGAAATATTAAATCAACTATCAATTGTATCTTGGAAGGTAGAAGAATAATGGGAGCACGGATTAACTACGTATTCAAAGACAGTGAGAAGGGCCCTGTGGTAGTACTCTACAGCCATTGGGGTGAGACTGAATGGCAGCGGGACCTAGCAATGGCCCTGCAGCATTCAAAGCCACGGCTAAATGATTCTGCATATGGTACCCGTATGATTATTAGTTATCTTATGCAAGACTCTATCTTGGATGAGACAGGGTTTGGCATTTATGCAATTGATCAGGACGGATATGACCTAGGTGATACTACAGTGCTAGTCGACTTTACTACTAAGACTGTTACTGATAATGTATCTGTGGACTTTGATAAATTTATCGATGCATATCTACCAGTTTTAATCGAGCAGACATAGATCTAGGGTCAGACTATGTCTAAGGGTGGGGGTAAGCGTGGGGCTTGCCTCCCCCTACTTTTTGCGGTATAATGAAAGAGAGGAGGGACTATGGCGTATTCAGTTCGTAGAACAGCACAACATAATAAAGAGTCAAGAAAAGCAGAACAGTTGGCAAAACTTCTAACAGAAGATTTCTCCATAGACCTAGAACGGGTTGGATACTATCTCGTTAGAAATATGCCTCTGATTGTATTTCACAGATTTGATGTTTTAGCCTTGACCGCAATGGAAGAGTATGATAAACTTATGGAAGAAACGAAAGGTAGATTATAAATGGATTTTGCAGATAAAACAGGAGTCATTGGTCAGTTATGGATTGAGTTCCGTGGTGATGAAGACTTCGAAGTTTTTATGGACTACAACGACCTAGGTTGTCCAATGGCGTATATGGTAGCAGAAGGTTTGATCAAAGACCTGACACCAGTAGGTGAAGAGATGATTGAAGAAACTTTCAAGATGTTCTTAGAACTAATCAATGTTACAGAGGAAGAGATTGACAGTGTTCTTCCTGAAAAAACTCTTGGGGCTATCTTGGTATTTGCCCATAACAAGAAAAATAACACACCAGACGAATAAGAGTAACAAGACTATCTCTGATCCCTGGGCTTGACAAAAGCCTGGGGTTATGGGACGTCAAATCGGACATATCGGACAAACCTCTCAAACCTTATTTTCCTCAAGATAAGATTACGAAGAGGCTTTTCTTTTCCCCAATCTTGGACAAACCTTATTTTTCAAAAAAAGATTACGTAGCACAAAAACTTTTCCCCAATCATGGCTTATACCATATCAAACATTGTTTGTCAAACCATATAATAATGATATAATTTGTATATGAGTCCTCATAACAATGCTAGATTTAATGGTTCAAAAGTAAATGCTCCAGGATCATATCATTCTGATCAAAATGAATTAGGTTTGGCTATGGAGAAACTGTTATCTAATATAGGTGGTTTGTTATATACTTATAGTGGTTTGAGACACTTTAAATCCCGCCGCATTTTCAAGCGTGGAATCCAGGATGATCAATTATCCCTGGCGCCAAAGACTAATTAAACTATCAGACACATCCCCGCAGGGGATCAATAGATACCCAAATACCCTATATACAAACACTATATTATCCAAACATTATTTCCTGATGTTTTGGATATTTTTTATATCTTTTTAAATAAAAGATTACGATAATCAAATATTTTTCCTGAAATTTGGACAAATTTGTCATACGATTTTGGTACAAAATATACTTGACAAACACTAATGTTTGGTATATAATGCGCTATCGGGGATATGAGATATAAGGTTTGACAAAGGTTTGGATATGTGGTATAAGGTTTGGGGATAGGAGGTTTGGCCGTAAAAGATTACGACGCCCTTCATATAAATGCTCCATTCTCCACTATCCTCCACATCACTCCACTTCTAGAATGTAAAATAATCTAATCAGTAAGATTTATCTGTGGATAAACCTGTGGATAAGTATTAAGTAAAGGCTAATAAACCTTAAGTAAAGGCTAAGAACCTGTGGATAACTTATATGATATGATGGATATATGTTAGATATCAGAGGTATCCCATCACCTGTATGTCCTTGTTGTGGATCTACATTATTGAGGGTAACAGTTATGTTTGATCAAGACACCTATGAAATTTCAGGGTATTTATTAAATGATGCTCAGTGCATGGTGTGCGAATGCCTTATAACCGCTCCTACTCCATTAGACCATCCAGACTATGAGGCTATATGATACTAGGGGTAATTGGGTCTTCTTTAACTTCCCCGCAGATTTGATATACTTGATCTATGGATTTTACATTTGGGATTACGACTGACTATAAAACCCCAGATCGTTTGCTTGACACCATAAGAAGCATAAAGTCATTAAACATACCCAACTATGAGATTTTGCTCATTGGTCCTACCCATAGCCAAATTGATCCAGATGTAACCCAGATACCTTTTGATGAACCTTATCATATGTGGATAACTAAAAAGAAAAATATCTTATCCCAGAGTGCCAAATACGAAAACATAGTCTTGATGCATGACTACTATATCTTTGATCATAGGTGGTACTCTTCATTTCTTGAGTTTGGCAATGTTTGGGATATAGCAACTAACACTCAACTATACATTGATGGTTCTAGATATAGATATGATTGGGTTATATGGGATCACGATAACATTCCTCGTTATACTCAGATTTCACCTGATGACTGGACTTTGACCAAGAGTATGTATATTTCTGGATCATATATGATAGTCAAAAAATATGTTATGGATAGTCAACCACTTAATGAAAACCTTGTATGGGGTCAAGAAGAAGATGTCGAATGGTCACTAAGGGTAAGAGATAGGTACTCTATAGTCTTTAACACTGGGGCTATAGTTAGACATAATAAATATCATAGGTCTTATTGATATCCCCCGCAATCTGTGATACTATTAGTACTATGAAAAAAACTAATAATAAGGCATCTCAGCACAAGGCAAAGAGAGCACAAAAGAACAAGAAAAGAATTACTGCTAATCCATATCACCAGGTATCAAAGTTTGAAAGAAAGCAGAAATTAATCAGAGAAGGCATAATTGCTTCTTATCTGCCTTACTAGGTTATATTAACCAATAGTGCCCGTGTAGGGCATAAGAAGGTTTGGTAACTATATTTTCGCCGAACTTTAAAAACTTGACAATTTTTCCGCCGAATGGTATGATATATATATGACATGCACAAAGTATGGTTGCGACTACCAGTTAGACCTTGATGGCCAGGTAACCTGTGCTGTCTGTGGGGCTATGGATGATGACAAGCAACCTGTAGATATCTTTGAGTCTCAGGTAGACTTTGAGTAATGACTCTGATATAATAGTATGATGGAAATAATTATAATACTACTTACTTGGTATGCCACAAAGGTATACTATACAAAAACATTAACTGTCCAAGTACCAGAAAAAGAAGAAGGCCCTATGGTTCACATGAAATGCTATAAGTGTGCTCAAACCATATACACACATCAGGATAACCTCCGTGCTCCATTCTACTGTTTGGTATGCAAGTAAGTCATGGACAAGTTTGAGTCCTCTTGGAGCCTATACGCTAAGAAGATTGATTCTTACAGAGTAGCCTGTAGCCAATGTGATCAACTATACATTAAGGCTAATGATGAGCCCTTTGTATGTCTTACCTGTGCTGTTAAATAAGATTACAATAAATCTTTTGCTGCTTTATTAACCATACGGATCAAACCTCTACGAGTTATCTTAGATGCATCAAAAGTCTCTGTATAGCCTCCCTGTGGCATATCAGACTTATCTAGGAAGTGTCCATGCTTTTGTCTTAGTGTGTTTAATACTATAGTTTCTACTGATCTTGCCTTATCCCGTTCGGAAAAATACCAATACTTGATTAATATCCATCCCTTAGTTCTATGGCTTGCAAACCTTTTACCTGAAATATCTGATATCCCTATCTTAATAGCCTTGTGTAATGGGCTGTATAGGATGTACAATAGGGTCATTACTCTATTATACTTGACATACCGTGCAGATTTTGCTATACTTGATATATGACAAACGAAGAGATCTCAGAGTTATTAAACAAAGAATCCTACCGTATTTGGGACACAACTAGAGTTATTAAGAACCAAGACTACCATGATGGGTTGGTTAAAGGTTTGAAGATGGCTTCTAAGTTTGTATCTCAACTAAAATAATATATGGCACGAATTGTTATCTGCCCTATTTGCAAAAAAGAAATAGAATCTAGGTCTAGTATGGCATCTCAAACCTTATACAATCATACAAAGACACATGACTTGAACAAACCCTCAACTTAAGGTATACTTAATATATGGAACAATGGATGAACGACTATGCATCATGGGTGCTTGCTGCATCTGGCGTTTCAGCAATATACTTTATTGGAAGAAAACGCATATGGGGATGGATCTGGGCTACCCTCAATGAAGCAATGTGGATATATTATGCAGTAACTACCAAACAATATGGCTTTATATTTGCTGCTATTGCCTACTCGATTGTTTATGTTAAGTCATACCTACATTGGAGGCGAGAAGAGTGAAGCCCGATCAATGCATAAAGTGTGAAATGAGCAAGAAAGATCCTTTGTTTTGGGAAACACATCAGACTATGACAGATGATTGGATCTGGTGTGCTAAAAAGTCTTGAGATTCCTGATCCATTTCAAACCTTTGTAACTAAAAAATATGCCAACGCTAAGGGATATGTTCATGATTGGTTTAGCGGTGAATGGTCTTATACTTGCTCTACTTGTAAGGAAGATCTTTTTGGTCCATCCCGCAAAATTTTGACTAAGATCAGACTGTATCACACAAGAAATGAGTGCCTTGGTGGATACTAGAATAAGAAACTGTACTGCTACAACAAATAGAGGCAAAAGATGTTGGAATAAGGTTGAGTCTTTTAGAACTGCCAGCCTATGTCATGTTCATGATCCAGACGGTACATTTAGGCAACAGTTGAAGGCTAAAGGATTAGGCAGCCCAAAGACCAAGAAGAAAAAAGTTAAAACAGTTAACAAAAAAGAATGTCAGCATACTTGGTATATGCGTGAGCCTGGTATACAATGTACTAAGTGCCTAGTTATATGGGAGAGCGATGAAAGAGCCTAAGATCATGCAGATGGATTGGAAAGCCCTAGGATATGAAAGGATGTATGTAGATGGAAAACTCAGATGGGTTCCTCAACAACTTAAAGACGATTCAGAAAACTAGAATACTACCATTACGATGGATAGGTAATTTTCTTGGTGGCTATGCTGGTAATCATTTAGTTAAGGCTATTGATTTAGATGAGTCTCTAGATAGTAATTTAGGATTTCGTTATAAATACCACGCAAAATGCTGGAAGTATCTTAATAAACCTTACGAATGGTGGGGCACATACTATGAACTTGATATCAAAGGATTACAAGAAGACCTAAAAGGTTCTGGTTGGGACGATTATGATGAGTTTGGGAAAGCGTACTGGGATAAAGATTAGCCAATATTGCCAGAACCAGTTACTGATCCAGAACCATCTATACCTCTAGAAACAATCATTGTCCAAGATCCGTTAGTTGCTCCGCCTACCTCTGGTGGATACCCTGGGTTACCTGGGTTACCGCTTCTAATGAAGTATCTTCCAGCGACACCGTATGGGTCTCCATCTGTAAGAACTGTGTCTCCAAGGGCGTAATATGCTCCATTGTTGTAGAGGCCTTTATAGTTTGCTGGTGTTGTCATGAGATTATTATATCATCTGTTTTGACATACCCTGTCAAATAGGGTATACTTGAAGTATGAGTATAGACGAAATGACATTACGAGAAGAGATTGCAAGGGCTATAGAAGCCCTACCTATTGAGTCATCAGTAACAAATGCTTTGGGCATGCGTACTGAGGCTGCTAAAGTTGCAAGGGGAGAAGATAATTATATGACCGAATTTTTTGATAGACAGGAGGCTTACGAATGATTAGTGCACTATTTTTAATACCAGCAGTTATGATAGGATATATTTCTTGCTACATTATAATGACGTATCGTGTTAATCAGGACTAACCCTTCGCAGTTAGCGTACATCTTTGATGTAGACGGAACTCTTGCTAATGTAGAACCTTACATTCACCTTGTTCGTGGTCCTAACAGGGATTACGATGCCTTTCACGAGGCCTCTATTGATGCCCTGCCAAATTTTGAGGTAGTGCAAATGCTAAATGAGGCTTTCTTTGATCAGATGCATATCTTGATTGTTACATCAAGAAAAGAAAATTGGCGTGGACTAACTTCTCTCTGGCTTGCCAAGAATGACATTGGTCACCATGCGTTATATATGCGTAAAGATGATGACAACAGGCCAGACTATGAAGTAAAGAAAGATATATTACTTCAAATCAAGAAGCATTGGCATGTTGTACATGCAGTAGATGACAATCCTAATGTAATCAGACTTTGGGAAGAACACGGAATACCCACTACTAAGATTGGCGACTGGGATGGAAACAAGGGTTAATAGAAAAAGTAACTATGTTATAGTTTCTTATCCAAGATCTGGAAGCAATTTCTTTCAACTTGCATGGAAAGAAAAAAACAACGAGCATATACAATGCATAAGAACATCTCAAATGATTAAAACTATAGAGGAAGATAGTTCTTTAAAAATAATTGGCTTAATTAGAAATCCAATAGACTCAATAACTTCTAGAATTTTAATAAATAAAACACACGAGAAATTTTTTGAAAAAGATGAAACTGCAATAAGTTTTGCACTATCTGAATATGCAAAGATCTATCAGTTTATAATAGATAGGGCAGATTTTGTAGTAGACTTATCTAACTTTGATAAAATTGATATAATAATAGAGACTATTTTAAATTCATCAAGTACCGTTGCAGATCAAGAAAATATAAAAAATAGTCTTAATAATATAAAAAACTATTCTCCTAGTTTTATTAGTCATGAGGACTATGAAAGTGTTAGAAAAGTAACAGAAAGTCATGATTTAAAGATACAAAACAGCCTTTACAGTATGGCATATAGGAAAAGGATGATGGTATAATTATATAATGAAAGAAAAAGAAGTATGCCAATACTGCGAAAAAGACGCAAAATTTAATGATGTTGGGCAAAAAGACAACAAAGAATACTCTGTTGTCGGAGTCTGCGATAAGCACCTGCTAAACTACGGTGTCTCTTAATTTTGTTTGATATAATAATTTAATGAATATCTTATTGCCGTCTTATCCTAGATGTGGAACTCATTTCTTCGCAGAACAGTTTTTACAAAAAACGGGTGTTGTTATGAACAAGACCCATGCACCAATGACAGGAAAATATGATCTATATGTAACTCTTGTTAGAAACCCAAGAGACAGTATTGTCTCAAGACTTGCGATGGAGTTAGAATTTGAAGAAAATCCCAAAACTATGGAAGAGTATCTAGAGATATGCAAACAAGAATATATGATTTTTTATAAATATATGATTAAGAATGTTAATATTATTTTTCATTATGAAGACATTAGAGAGAATGTTGATAAGATGATTGACTATGTTTGTGAGAAATCAGACATAAAAAGAATATCTGATGTGTTTGTAGATACGATAGAGGATAGGCCAGTCACTGGATTCTTAAAAACAAGTAAAAGTTCTGAAAGATATGCAGAAGCAAAAGTGTTTATGCAAGATAAAGATCTAGAAGAGTGCTACAATATATTTATGGAAGCAGAAAAGAAAGCGGTGAGATTTAAATGAGTATACTAAAAAGTTTAAACGACAATAATTTATGGGAAAAGGTAAAAGCAGAAGAGCCATTTGTTTTTAGGTCTGCAGATCTACCCGAAGTTAGTTGGGATAGCGTACTTGCTTTAGTTGATACCGATCTAAAAATTGGCAAGCCTCTTGGTCAAGGAGACAAAGGCGTTTACAATCAATTTGGTTTTAAAGTAATGAAAGCAGATAGGATTGATGTAATATATAATCAAATAAATGAACTTAAGCCATTCTTTGAAACATCTGAGGACTTTCTTATTGATCCAAGGTCTGCACATCAACTTTATGTAAGCCTGACAACAAACGAAAAGTCTTATGGTCTACCACACAAGGACCCAGAAAATGTTTTCTTTTGGCAACTACAGGGTAAGGCAAACTGGAAAATTTGGTCTAAAGATGAAAGCACAGTAGAAGTTGATGAAGTGTTAGAGCGTGGAGATTTTATTTATTGTCCTCCTAACAGACAGCACCACATTATTGCAGTAACTCCAAGATTTGGGATATCTATTGGTTTTGGAAAGTTAAAGGGTTAATATGGAAGCCCCATGGTATAGAGACTTTCAGTCAGAATCTAAGAGGGTTGGGGATGAGTTTGAAGACAAAGTATATAAAGACTTGGTTGATCGTGGATTTGGTCCTATTGATAGAAATTATGTGTTTGATATTGTTGGGTGCGAAGTAGACTTTCGTGCACATTCTGGTACCCGCTTTGAATACGTAGAAGCAAAAGGTGGAAACCATGGGGAAGGTAAAAGACCTGGAGCACAAAGAACTGATAATGTAAAAAAGGCTATAGCAAATGGAGCATTAATTAAAACATATAACGATTTATATTACGTTGTATATTTTTCAGCAGAGCCTGAGCCTAATAGTTACTCAGACAACATGATCAAAACAGCAATCAAATATAAAATAATTGATGAAGTAAGATACATTTAAAACCAAGTTGAAACTAATTGCTGTTCCTGATATAATAGGAATATGAAAGATATAGAAGATGTTCCAGAATCACTACAAAAACAAATAATAGTTAATTATTTATCTAAAACATACTATTGGTCTGTTGGATTCTTTATGTTTATTATTGGAAGTTTGTTTGGGATACTAATAGGATAGGAAGCATTATGCCATGTAGTTGTGGGTTTACAACAAACCTAGATAACACCTGTAACGGAAATCACAAAACTGTTAAGTTAGTTAAAGATAAAATAATTTTAAATGTTAATAAACTTGAAGATAAGTTTATATCAAATGACAAGTTATTTCTTTTGGAAGAAGTTTTAAAAATAATTAAAGAAACTAAATAGACGCATGCTAAATGAAAAAACAATGATCTATACTCTAACAAGGACTGGTAGTAATTTTTTAGCACAAGCCTTTTTTGTTTTTTGTCCAACTGTAATTATTACACATGACAAGGATAAATTGGGCACAACTGGTGAAAGAATTGATTATAAAGAATATGATGTCTTTGTGTCATTAAGGAAACCAAAAGATACACTTCTGTCAAATCTATATGCCGATAATCCAATTTCAGAAAAACAGATTGACTATGCTATAAATAAACTTATTAATAAAAATATAGAATATTTTAATATTGTATTAAGAAATCCAAATTTTTATATAATGAAATTTGAAGACTTTACAACAGATACAAAAAATGTTTTTCTTAAACTACAAAAAGATAAAAACTATGATGTAAGTGTAAAAAGAACAATAAATAATTATCCCTTTTTTAATCACCCATTGGAGACTATCTTAGAAAATAAAAATACAGAAACAACCAGATATCCAAGAATAAAAGATAAAGCAAAGTTAGAAAAATTTGACAATATTGTAAATTCAGAAAGTGTAAAATCTCAGTTAGTTGATTTAGAAAAACTATATGATCAAGTTTTAGAAAAATACAATAATCAATAATTGACAAAATAGTACACATACGGTTATACTTTTATATAGGCACCAGTAGCCAAGTTGGTTAAGGCACCGAACTCATAATTCGGCTATCGTAGGTTCAAGTCCTACCTGGTGTACTGTGTCTCCATCGTCTAGTGGCCTAGGACTCTGCCCTTTCACGGCAGCAACACGGGTTCAAATCCCGTTGGAGACACCAAACCTCTGTAGTTCAGTGGACAGAACGATGGACTTCTAAGCCATGCGTCGCAAGTTCGATTCTTGCCAGGGGTACAAAGATAAAATGGTACAATTAATAAATGAACAACACCCCCAAACTATTTATATTTGACCTAGATGGTGTTCTTGTTGATAGCAAAGAGGTACATTTCAGGTCTTTAAATGAGGCATTAAGCACCATAAACCCAAAATATGTGATATCAGATCAAGAGCAGTCAGAGGTTTATGAGGGACTAAGTACAAATCAAAAACTCAAAATATTATCTAAAACAAAGGGTTTGTCAGAATCTTTTTACGATCAAATATGGAAAACAAAACAAGAAAACTCTATAAAGTTCTTTGATAATCTTAACAAAGATCAAGAACTAATTGATATATTCTCAAAAATAAAAGAAAAAAATATACATATATGCATTGCAAGCAATAGCATAAAGAAAACTGTAGAAGCGTGTATAAGGTCTCTTGGTTTGTCCCAGTTTGTAGATTTTTATGTTACGAATGAGGACGGAATAGAGCCTAAGCCAAGTATAGATATGTATGTTAGGTGTATGCAGCGGTTCAATGTTTCAAAAAAAGAAACAATAATCTTTGAAGATAGTTATATAGGAAGAGTTGGTTCTATTAATAGTGGTGCAAATGTGGTTCACATAAAAGAAAGATCTTTTCTTACCCCAGAAATTATTGATGAATGTATAAATAAAAAGAAAAAAAGAATAAATGTTTTAATTCCAATGGCTGGTGAAGGAAGCAGATTTTCTGAAAGTGGATATCCAGACATTAAGCCTTTAATAGAAGTAAATGGTAAAAAAATGATAGAACTTATTTATGATAATATAAATATAGATGCACATTTTATTTTTGTTGTACAAGAAAAACATAATTCTGTTTTTAATATAGAAAAAGAGATATCAAACTTTTGCACAAACTATACAATTATAAATCAAAAGGGGAAGGTGAATGGTGCTACTGTGTCTTGTTTGTTGGCATCAGGAATAATAGACAACAACGATCCGCTACTTATTGCAAACTCAGATCAATTTGTTGTTTGGAATAGTAAAAAAGCAATAAATGAGTTTCTTAATTCTGGTGTTGATGGGGCAATACTAACATTTAGGTCTACAGAAAACAAATGGTCTTTTGTAAAAAGAAGTAACCACGGATTTGTATCCGCTGTTGCTGAAAAAAATGCAATAAGTGATGAGGCTACATGTGGTATATATTTTTGGAAGCACGGATCAGACTTCGTTAAGTATGCGAACAAAATGATAGATAAAAATATCAGAACTAACAATGAATTTTATGTATGTCCAGTTTATAATGAAGCAATAGATGATGGGCTGATAATATTGCCATACCCAGTCTATGAGATGTGGGGCCTTGGAACCCCTGAAGATTTAGAAACATTTTTGGACTTTCACAATTGATAATCATATCTCATAGGGCTAACATTAATGGTCCTTCAAAAAATGAAAACTCTCCTAAAAGTATAGAGATTGCTCTTAATTTAAACTTTGATGTAGAGTTAGATGTGTGGGCCATAAATGATCAGTTAATGCTTGGCCACGATAGTCCACAGTATGCCCTTAATAAGCCCCTGGTGGACCATATAGGGACTAAGGGATGGTTTCACTGTAAGAACATTGAGGCCTTGTATTACTTCTCTAATAACCATCCAGAACTTAATTATTTTTGGCACCAAAGCGATGACTATACTATTACAAGCAATGGATACTTTTGGACTTACCCTGGTAAAAAAATATCAAATAAATCTGTAATAGTTTTACCAGAGTTAATAGATTCAGAAATTTTGGGATCTATGATAGAGCAAGAGCCATACGCCTTGTGTACTGATTGGCCAATCAATTATGGAAATTAAAAATCAAATAGAGTTAGTTTTATTAGACATTGGCAAAAGTATTAAGATACATACTATAGATAAAGATAATACTATTATAGAAATAGACTATAATAAATATGTTGATGAATTAGTACGCATATTTAACGAGCACTATCAAAATTCTCAATAGCATTGATTATTTCTTCTGCTGTTGTAGCACCAAAACATTCAACAATATTGTGCTCTCTTTCAAACCACTTAGACCAAAACATAGCAGCATCATGCTGCTGAGTTGCAGAGTTTCTTATTTCGGTGATCTTGCAGGCAACTGGAGCAAACAGGGTGTTAACCATGGAACTGCCGTTGTAACTGACTATTTCTGAACAAGAAGAAGCAAGGTCTACCTGTTCTTGAAATGTCATGTCTTCAAAATAAACTACAGAATATCCCTTGTTAATATAATATTCTGCAAGTTTTTCATCATCTTCTACCCTTCTACCACCATCTTCTTTGGTCGCTGCTTTACTTCTGCTAACATATATTTTATTTTCATAAGAATATTTTTTTACAAATTTATTTCTTATAAGCAATAAAGAAGAGTAAAAGTTGTCCATGTTTCCAGTAGTTGTTTCTGCAACTACAACTCTATCAAAAGTTACTTTGTCTGTATCTGCTATGTTAACAATGCAAGATTTGTAGTCTGGCAACCCAAGGATACTAAAGATTTCTTTGTGAAATTCTTTTATTTCTTTGTCTAAAAATGAACCAAGTTGTTCTTTATGAATATGATCTACTGCGACAACTATTTTTAAGTCTTTTAATCCAATAGATTTAAGAAATAATATTTTCCCAACCATGTCTATTAAAAAGTGGTGAAAAGATGTTGTATGGTTTGTTAAAAAAACTGGCACAGTTAATTTGTTTGCTGCAACAATTTCTCTTTGTTTATTTTTTTCATTGTATAAAGTTACTCCATAGTGCTCGGTTACAACTGGAATTTGATTTTTTACTAACTCTACATTTTCTTCTTTGTAATGTGGGATCCCATTGCTCTTTCTTACAAGTGTTTGGTTATGAATTGGTGGAGATATTTTGTACTGAGAATAGTCTGAAACTATTTTGTAAGTATTTCCATTTAATATAAAATTAATCATGCTTACTTTTTATCTTTGTGTTTAGGAAGATATGGCTCTACCTTAGACTTAACTCTTCCATCTTTGTACATTCTAACTATCCAACCGTCTTTGATCTGCATTGGATTAAAAGCATATGATTTTTTCTTTGGCATAATTAGTCCTTAAATAGGTTAGTTACTCGTGTTTGCTTTGAGTAATCTTTTGCTGAAAACAATATTGATTCTGTTTTTGTAACTGGAATGCAGTTGGGAACTGGATTACCATCTGCTCCTGGCTTCATCCCTCTTTGTACATAGCCTTCCCAGCATGGATCAGCCTTGCCAATTGATGAATCATACATCGCCATAGCAACCTCTGAATCAGTTTCTTCTTCTTTAGAGCACACTGGACAGTCTGGGCAATCTACATTTAGTTCTTTGCAGGTTTCGCAATCGCATCCTTGGTATGTGCTTGTTGGCATCATTGATTCATCTGAAGGCATTTTTTACATTTCCATGTGATATACAGTTGACGCTTGATTTTGAACTATATCACCCTTAAATTTAATCTTAACAAGATATTGCTTTTCATAATTTTGTGGTAAAGAAAGAGCATAATACTTTTCTGGAAAAACAATAAATCCTCTACCAGCAACAGGTGAAAACATTGTAAATACAGTTAAGTCTTCTACGCTCTTTGCTTCTCCTGATTTTTCATTAAAGACATATGTGTGAGCATCTGAGTCATTGACTGAAATAAAAAGAATAAGGTTTCCTTCTTCTTCGTCTATCTCTGGAGATTCGTATTCGAGTTCTTGTTTGTCAGACTTCTGATCCATCTTTATTAGGGTTATGGATTCTACTCTATTAACATTAATTCTGTTTGAGTTTGCAAAACTATCTAGTTTCTTAACAAAGAAGGCTGCTTCTTCACTTAGTTCATCTGGGTTAACATCTAAAACAACATTGTGTATTAGGCTATTGTCTTTATCTGTTGACCAATCGTCTCTTGCTTCAAGGGCTAAAAGCAATTCTTGCTGACCCTCTTCGTCCATATATCTATCATCAAAAATAATCATACTCGTGTTACCGCCTTCTCGTTAGTATTAATCTATTATACCATTCTTCTGTTATAAGTCCTTAGTCTGTGGCAGTTGGCACAAACCACCTCACACTTTTCAATCTCTTTCTTTATAGCCTTCCAGGAAAACCCATCGTGGATCATTCTGGACACATTGTATTTCTTGTCTCTTATGTGGTCAAAATCTAAGATAATATGGTTATTTATTCCACAGTCTACACAGCCAGAATCTTCTTTTATCTTAGCAAGCATCTTCTTAAACTCTTGCTTATTATAATGTTCTAACTCTTTGTCAGTCATTGATATTATTATACCGCCAAATATTAAGCCCCACACAGGCAATTCACCTGACTTGCGCCACGGTCTCTATCCAATGGGTAACTAATCCATCACTAAGGTCCTGTGTGGGGACATTTATATTGTACTACTTGATTTTGATTGTCTTAGGTTTTTTGTCTTCTGGAACAACACGATCTACATTAATATGTAGCATGCCGTCTTTAAGGTCTGCCCCAGTTACTTCCATATATTCTCCAAGGGCAAAAGATCGTGTAAACTTACGACTTGCTATACCTTTGTGAACTACTTCTGCATCTGTTACTTCTACAATCTCACCCTTAATAATTAATGTTCCATTATCTACTGAAACATCAATATGTTCCTTTGAAAATCCTGCTACTGCAATAGATATACGATATGTATCTTCATCTAGTTTTAGGATGTCATAAGGAGGATATGACTGTGAATTTACTTTGTGTGCATTGTTTAGACGGGCTAGGTCTCTATTAAAGCCAATAAAAAAAGGATCATTGAATAGATCCATTGCGAAGTTTGTTGCGTTCATGTGCATTTTATTCCCCTTTCAAGCGAATAAGTTAATTTACCCCCCATTTGGGCAGGTATAAATATTATAGCATAAAAAATGAGCACTTTATAGACTTGCTCAGGTCCCCCAGGTTGCGATCCTAGGCTTATCCGTACTCAGCAATCTGGTCGCTTAAAAAGCAACTGCATGTATCATGACGGAATATTCTATTGTACTACTTTATTTTATTACTTTTTTGCTGCTGCCTTCTTACGAGCAGGAGCCTTCTTAGCGGTTGCCTTCTTTGCTGCAGAATCAACTTCTGCTGCATCAGGAAGACGCCCAAACGCCAAGTCATTTGGATTAATTGCTCTTAGTGCTACTGGTGCTAGTGCTGCCAATAGTGAGTATGCGAGTGTCTTAGGATCTGTTACCCCAGACATGTATAGTGCAATTGCAGCACCAAGGACTGATCGTCCGTATGATGCTAGTAGTGCTTTAATTTGTTCATTCATGTTATTCCTCCTAGGAAATGTGGTTAGATAGTATGTAGTAGCCTAGCCACAATCCAATTATACCAGCAACTCCAGCAAAAACTGGCGGTGCGGGAACTGGTAGCCGAAAAGCAGCAAATACTATGCCACAGCCAAACCCAGTCAATATTGATAGTATGATTTCTTTCATTTCTTGTCCTCTTCTATGGGTAAGAGCATCTTTAACTGCTCGTATTCTTTTACAATTTTTTTCATTGAGTGATAATTTGGTGCCATTGATCCAATATCTCCGTACTCTTTAAAGTAATTAATTTCTGGTTCTATTTCAGATACAAACTTTGCTACTCCATCTTGTACTGTTTCTATATATGAGTAGGCCTGATCTCTAGAATTAATCAAAAAGTTTGAATACTCTTGACTATTTTTTACAGACACATCGTCTTTTAATATGTCGTTATCAATAGAGGCTTGTAATAATTTTTTAGACACTCTAGATAGTGCTCTTCTAATTTTTGCGTTGTCGTATACCAAAAACAAGAAAGAAGATATAAAAACAAAGAACATAAAAAAGTCTAACATTTTTCCTCCTATAGCCAATACTTAAGTATAGCAGTTGTAGCAAGGGCTGTCCATATAATATTAAATATTATAATTGTTGGTAGTGTTTTTACGGTTGATGTCCATATCAGTGCTAGGCTAGACACTAATGCAAAAATATATAACCACCAACGCTGTATTCCAAACAATAGTCCAGGAACAATAATAATTACCTTAGTCATAAATGCAAAAAACTCTACAGTGTTTGCTTTATTCCAGTAAGATCTTTTTTTCATTTTTGATAAAACAGAAAGTAAAACTTTTATTCTATTCATTAAAACCACCCATCTTTCTAATAAAATCAGAATGATCAATAAAATAATTTGACAAAACAGTTTTCTTTTTATTTATGAGTTCAATTTCTTTTTTATCTGAGGAATACTTGTCATATATATATTTTAAACTTTCTTTGTCTATAGTATTATTTCCATTCATTACTATGTAATAACTTATTGGATCAAAAGATAGATCTTGGTTTATTTTGTATTCAAATCTGTTTAACTTCTCAATTTTTTCTTTTAATCCTTCTGGCATCTTATTGTTAGTGGTAAAGTGTTTCCAAAAATAAGTGTTTGTTTTGTCTGTCATGTAGTGCATATATAAGAAGTCTCGTATTTCTTCGCAATCAGCGCTGTACTGTTCATTAACAATTTTTGTGTGCTCTTTATCATTTTTAAATATATCATAGTCTAATCTAAATACAATTTCTAATATTTTTACTGATTGCATAATTGATGTTGCTTCTAGGGGTTCAACGAAGCCAGAGGAAAGACCTATGGCTACAGTGTTTTTGTTCCATATAGTTTCATAATGTCCTGGATCAAAGTTAAAAGTTTTAGGAGACTGTATCTCATGTCCTAGTTTTTTCTCAATTTCTATTTTGGCTTCATCCTCAGTTATATAGTCTGAATCAAAAACATATCCACAACCATATCTATGCTGCAAAGGTATTTTCCACATCCAGCCATAGTCCATGGCTGTAGACTCCGTATATCCTGGTATATTGTCTTTGTCTATGTCAAGAAAAAATGGTACTGCTTTTTTTGCTGGCAAGTTTTCTGAAAAACTTTTCCATTTAGTATCAAAAACATTTCTGTTAATTAGTCTAGCAAAACCAGAACAGTCAAACACAAAGTCCGATGCTATATGTAAGCCATCTTTAATTTTAATCTCTACAATATTTCCAGTAACATCTTGAGTAAAGTCCTGAATGATTCCGTCTAAATGTATAACGCCCCTGCTGATTGCAAGTTCTGATAAATATTTTGCCATTGCCCTTGCATCAAAATGAAAAGAGTATAAATTGTATAAGTCAAAATCTGAAAGATTCTTTGGTAATTCATTTTTACTAACAAAAGGCAGTTTGTTTAAATTTAATGCCATAGAAGAAGTTTTATATTGATCTTGTGGCAAGCCCTCCGCCATACATATAAGATCTAGTATTGGGGTATTATTGCTTGTTTTATTTTTTAATAGTATATTTTTTGTTTTTGGGTTAAACCTATTTACTGCAAAACCATGATAATAACTTTTATTTTCACTGTTAAAATTATCAAACTTAATTGCTATTTTTATTGTTGAATTTGTTTTTTTTATTAAGTCCGACATTGATATACCCAATGAAGTTAAAAATGGAACCAGGTTTGGTGTTGACCCTTCTCCTGCTCCAAGTATTCCAATCTTCGTGCTTTCTATAACTGTAACAGAGTGGTCTGGGTATCTCTTTTTAGCAGCAAGGGCTGTTAGCCATCCCGCTGTACCGCCACCGACTACAACAATATTTTTCAAACTTCTTTTCCGCCTTCACGAACTAAAAGAACTATGGCTCCGTTATCTTCTAGGGCTTTCTTTACTCTTATCATATATTCTACGGCAGTAACTCTATCTTCAACTGTTAACCTCATAAATTCTGGCTCACTTGCCTTTACTGTAATAAAATTATCATTATCAATAAGGGTCAAACCAAAGTTTTTGGGTGCATGAATTGATCTAAATGCTCTTTTCATTTGATCTGTATACATTATTTTCTGCCCCATTTAACTTTATTCCAACCACGCTCATGGAAGTAATAAAGGACTGTTTTTGTAAATACCTCAAAACTTGCTATTGCCCCCGCTGTAACTGGCTCTTTAGTTATTGCCCAAGATATTACAAATGTGTCTGCCGTTCCATTAATACGCCAAGTGATTGCTTTTAGCGCTGATCTTTGTTTAGTTACTTTCATGATGGCCACCCTATATTATTGTCTTTAGTAATCCAGTCCCAGACTTTAGATACCCATCTCTTTACGTTTTTGCGTAGCCGATATAGCATGAATGTCTGCCCCCAAATCTACTTGTTCAATCTTGTAT